TCTAACTGCTAATAACTTTATCATATTTTTTGGTAAAGTTAATTGTTGATTTCTAAACATATGTTTACCACCAGTTAATGTGGTATTGCTAAATGTAACATTAGATGAACTAGATGAAATGGCATAATTATTACCTTCTGGCCCAATATCTTTATATGTTATAGTGAGAGTTCCTGCAGTGGTATCAACAGCGTATGTAGCAACATTCAAAGTTTCTGGATAATTAAATAGAGCTGCATTAGAATTTACGGTTGTAGATAAATTTTGCTCTAATCCAACAGTACCATTACTTAAAGTAAGTGCTAATGTAGTTCCAATAACTATTTCATTTGATGCCTGAGCACCACCTATACTACTTGAGTCTTTGAAATATAATCTAGTACCATTTAGTTCAATCCAATCACCATCAGAAGGATTAGCTGCAAACGTAAGTGTACCTGTAGCTTGTGCGCCTGTAGTCGTATAAGTGGCTTCTATCATTCTAAAAGTATCTAAACTACCTATATACTTTTCTGCCTCAAAAGACCATTCAATCCACTCATCAATATGATGATCGTAGTTTTTTATACCTAAATTTCTACTTACTGATTGAAATACGTTTTCTAATTCTATATACATTAAACTGAAGCTATAAACAATTCTAATTGTTGATTAGCACTACCTTTTACTTTTAACGCTGTTGCATTATCTAATGTAGCACTATCGCTATCACCTTCGCATTTTGTGCCTGTAAATATTATACTGCTATCCGCAGCAACTTCAACATATGCCGCGTCATTACTTTCATCGTCTAAACCTACCTGCAGTGAATCTGAAGAATCTAAGTTAGTAACTCTAATATATTTAATATCAGCCCTTACAAAAGCACCATTTTGTGTAATAGTACCAAGTGTTGCTATTTCTGTTAAATTAGTATTGGCCAACTTTATTATTCTTTTACTTGCATTTGCGATACTACCGTATGTGTGCGTGTATGTTTGTGCAAAGTCAATATCATTAGTTGAACCATTTGCATGATCCACTGCTAATGATTCTGTTATTGTAACTGTTAAGGTTTGTGCTGTTAATTCTGTACCCATATTAATTATTTTTAATTATTTTTTTTGAATACCCTAGCGGTAATATTTTGCAGGTATTATATTTGTTTGGTCTTACCCAAACTATTTTCTTATAAAAGTCACTTAGTATTGGTACTTTGAATGTTACCAACTTACCAGTTTCTTTGGATGCTTTATGATCTACTCTTGTATGAAATGCTCTTTTGTGTGGCTTTTCTGCCAAATAAATATATCCCATACTATTAGGTAGAAACACTCTTCTATTTCTTTCAACGATATCTCTAACTACTATTTCAAAAAATTTTTTTATCACTTTATAAAAT